AAACTAACTTATCAATTCTAGGTAAAAAATAACTATATCCAAGTCTAGAACTTCCCTCTGGAGATACAACAAGACTAGAAGTTGATCCTGATGAAGAAAAATCTCTAGATGTAAAAGCAAATGGGGAAGAAGAGGCACTGACATTAGATGTTACTCTAGGTCTAAAATCAAGTGTGTCTGAAACTCTTAAATTATTATCTAAAATTGGAACATCATAGGTGAATCGATCTTTATCATAAGAGTTAACTGTAAATACATCCCCAGTATCTGTAGATGGAACTTCATATGAATTAAAGATTACTAAGAGTCTTCTGGATGGAGCATTTAAAGTTGGTTTTCTAACTAGTCTTGAATAATCATAATATTGTTCTCTTTGACCTTTGTCTAATGAATATTTTTCAGTGACATTTGTGTTATTACCAAGAGTAACTGCCTGAACTGTTGTTTCAATGTTTGATTCATCAAATCTTATTAGTTCCCCTAAAGTAAACTGTGTATCTGTAAAGTAGGCAATTTCAACACTTTCAGCATTTACTCTAGTAACCAATTGAGCTACTGCTCCACTTTCTTGACCAATTATTTTTTCACCGTCTACAGTATTAGTATTTAAAGATAGTCCAGATACTGTTGTAATTTTATCTAAAGTTGGATCATTACTGTCTTTAGATTCTAATACAGATACTACATTGACAACATCAGGAACATTTAGAGATATTTCTCTATCTTCTATTCTTAAACCATAATATTGATTAAAAGTTAAACCATTTGTACTTGTAGAAACACCAATCTTAGTCTTATTAATAACTATCTTATTACTTCTTACAAATTGTTTAGTTTTTTCTGTAATACCTACTTTTTCTAAGGTAACATTAAGAACAGCTGTATTTCCAGCACCCACTGTTAATCCTGAAAATTCAACTTTAGATGATCCGTCAACTAATTTAAATTGATCTCTTGTTAATGGTTCAACTGTTCCATCAGCATAAACTAAAGAATATTTTTGAGTATCAAAATTATCGAAAAATGCACTTGATATGCCAGCTGGAATTGGTTGAGTTGTAGCGTTTTGTGAGAGATTAATTTTTGCTGTTTGAGCAGAAAGTGATAATGAGGCATTTCCTAAATCAACCTCACATATATTATCAAATCCTAATTTAGCATATAATCCAGTATTCTCTTTATCTACGACAACTGGAGAAGCCAGAGCAACTGTAGTTGAAGTTACCCCAATAGTTCCTACATTTACATCTGGAACTAATGTTGTGGCAGATAAAGTTAGGGTTTTTAAATCACTACTAATAGAACTTACTCTATTAAAAGTGACATCAGAATTTCCTGCTACTTGATATTGTACAATAGAATCAGTTTTTATGCCAGTAAATGCATTACCTGGAGAAACTAATGTGCTTCCATTTATAATACATGTATTTGATTCTGGTAAAGATGATATCCTAGTTCTTTCTAATACAGTATCAGCACTAAAATCAAGATTAAATCCACTTATTAAAGAGTCTTGATAAACTGACTTAACATCTTCAAAAGTATATTGTCTAACTGATATAATAGATCTAAATGATTCTTCAGATTCATTGATAATTAATTTTTCATTTGGAATAAAAGTTCCAGAGGTTTGTGATAAAACAATTTCAGATGCACTTGTTACTGATGAATTAATAAATCCTGTAGCACCACTACTAGCACCTCTAACAAATGAACTGATTGTTGCTGTTAAAGATGTATTTAAAGTAATAAAAGTATATGTTTGAACATCAAATAAATGTAGACTCCACTGACTAGAGTTATCAACATATGGTGTATTTCTCAATCCAAATGAGTATACTCTTGCTTTTCCTATTTCATATGCTCCTGTGGGAATAGCACTTGCCTTAGTAGAAGTTTTTCTCCTACTTAAAAGTGAAACCACGTTGGAGTTTGCGTTACCAGGTGTTGAACTATTAGTTCCTAAAGCAGGTGTTCCTGATACATTATTAACTCTAATTGTAGTTCCCATATCAAATGGAACTAACGCTACTTTTTCTTTTTCTTTATCTCTTGGTTTTTCAAAATCTATAATTGTAGTTCCTGGTTGACTAATTCTAAAACCTCTTACATACGCTTTTCCAGAACTAATCTCAAGACATCCCAAATCATCTGATGGAGTATTTCCTTGTTCAGTAACTTGATTTGATTTAAATATTCCTCCATTTGAAAGTCCAGTATCTAAAGAATCAGATACTTTAACTTCAAAATTATCCAAAGAATAGTTTCCAGATTCTTCAAAAGTTCTAGCAGCTAGATATTTTTCTAATTCGTTGTAGACTGAAAAGTCTTGTAATTTTTTAAGTTCTCCTTCTCTTACCTTAATTAGTTCTACAAAACTTACATCACTTGTATCAGTTAAAGCCTTTTTTGATAATGTTGCTGTTATTTTCAATCTATCAGCACCTGGTGCTGCAAAGTTAGAAAATCCTTTCGCATTATCATATAGTGAGGAATCATCTTTTGCTGAAATAATAGACTCTAAAATATTCAAACCAACTCTATAAGATGGTGTATTTGAATATGGGTCTAGTATTATAGTGCTTGTAGGAACGCTTACAAAGGTTCCTCTAACAAAATATACACCTTCGTTCATTTTTACTGCACTACCAACAGCTGAAGCGTTTGTAGATATCAATGTAGCTACACTTTCGCCTGTGCTAATAGTTGTATTACCATAAGTTATATCTTCTAAAGTTATTAAAGGTTCACCATCTTCCAAATCAGCAATTTCATTATTAGTGTTTCCAGTTAAATATTTTACAAAAATTGTAGTATCTGTAATATCAAGTGAATCACTTGGCACCTTACAGTCATTAATTAAAAGTTCTATACCTGAATTTTGACCTTTTAGTTTTTTACCTTTTAAACTACTAAGATAAAGTGATATTGGAAGACCTAAATGCTCTGATTCTAGTTTTACTGAATAATATCTGTCATCATAATTAACACCACCAGGCAGAACCATTGATCCTTCCTTGAAAACGTGACTTCCAAAGGATTTTACCTGATTCTGTAGTATTGACTGGAGAGTAGTTAACTCTCTAGCTTGAACAGGTCTGCCTGGTTTGAATAGGACTCTGTAGAAATTATTGCCATCATTAAAATCATCATAATAAGGACTTATGTTTAAATTTGTTTTCTGTGACATGTTTTAGAATTCCAGTATAACTTTGATGTCTTCTTTTTGCCTACTATCTCTAGTGATCAACTGTCGATTATCTAGGTAGATAATATCACCTGACTGATTATTTATCTCAGATTGAGATAACCCATTTTTAAATTCTACTCCTAAATCAACCACTTTAGTTCCTGTTGGGTTTGTTGTAATGCCACTAAAGGTACTATTTATTCCAACAGTATAACTTGATGATCCATCCGTTCCTGTAACTGGAAGTGAATCTGAAAAATCATAAACTTGACCATTAACACCTGCAGAAGTACTAATACCCGTCTGATCTTGCTGATCTCCTGTAGATTGATTAAAATACAGTGATCTATCTCTATAATATTTCATAACTGCTATTGGATTACTTGAATCATTAGATATGATATCAAATGAAGTAACATAAGCTTTTACTTTTCCAATAACAACTCCTTCATCCTTCACATCTTGTTCTAATAAATCTCCAATTTTCACATCAGAAGAAGATGGGAATGTTTTCAAATATAGAGAAGAAATAGAAGAATATTGTGTTTGATCATATATTTGAGTTGATCCTATGGAAGTTGGGTTTTTAACAATACCTATTTGAGCAAATTTAGTATCTATTGGGAAATCTTTGGTAGAATCATCAAATCTAGCATAAACTAAAACTCTATCTGCTCCCAATTCTTTGTAAATATCAGACCCATGTCCTTTTGCTGGAGGTATGATTGGAATCAATTTTGCATTAGCACCTGAAGATGGTTGTAAATCAGTAAGATCAAGCACTCCATAAGTGTAACCCTTTCCACCAACTGACACCTGCACATCGTTAATTTTAGTATTTGTACCAACCTCAACTATTGCCTTTCCTCCAGATCCATCACCAATGATATTCACTTCTTTACCACCAGCTCCAGCATTCTTATACGCTGTTCCACCATCTGCGATGTATACCTTTTTAATTTGATTATTGTTGATATCAGAATTTCCGCTATCCCTTACATTAGCAACATTAGCATCTGTTGATGTTGACCAATTATTAGGTAGTGGTATAAATTCAGTGGCATCAAATTTTATAATATCACTTGGTGCTACTGTAAATAAGTATTTCCAAAGATATCCATCATCCGTGGCACCAGTCGCTCTAAATGGTTCCAATCCAGTTAAAGTTGGTTCATTTAATGATGCGTTACCAGTGGTGTTTATACCAGATGATCCATTATCTATACAGATATAAACATTAAAATCTTTATTAATTACATAAAAATTAGAATCATATAATCTTGATGTTTTTCCATTAGGTGCTTGATTTTCCGAACTATAATCATGTCGATACATATCATAAGTGGTATCCTTAGTCCAAGTTATCTTTCTTACTACTCTTCTAACATTCTCAGAAGTAATTTTTTTACCAAAAATCATGGTATCCCTAACATGATTCAAATAATTAATATTATCTACAGGTTTTTCTCTAGTAGTTTGATCATTCCATTTAGCGTCACTTTCATTTCTACCAAAAGCATTTGGCACTCCATTAACAGATGGGTTTGATAATCCAACAAAAACATAATATGAATTTGCGGAATTATTTACATCTCCTAAAAAATTACCTGCGTTATTAATTCTAAATTGATCTGTTACAATTGCCGACATTTTTTATGTTCTATAGTTTTTTTCTTATATTTATACTAGGTTTACCTGACTTTATATAGGATTGCTCCTATCGGACAGTGCACCAGTATCTCTAATACCAGATTTTCTCCTTTGTATGGTTGGGAAAGTTGATAAACCTGAGTTTATAGTTTTTCCAGAAACAGTAACCGATATTCGATCTGCTACTACTGGATTTCTAGTTCCACCAGTTAATTTACCCCAAGAGAACCTACCAGATATGCCACTAGTCGAAATACCTGTCAGTGATGTATCTGTTTTTACACCAGCAACAAATTCTGCTGTATTTGAAGTGGTGCTGTATGAACTAATCAAGTATATATTGTCAAAGAATGAAGTTCCAACTCCTACAGGAGCTCCTGTTGCTGTCACAACAGATGTAACACCTGCTCCAACTGCAGTATCAAATATGTAAATTGGATCTCCATTCGATAATCCAGTAAATGTTCCAGATTCTTTCTCTAAGAAGAATTTTATAGTAGAACTACTCAATACATTTATTGAAGTAACTATACCACTAAATCCACTTGATCCAGTGAATCCAGTTATCAATTCAGATGGTGTTGTTGGAACTGGTGCTATAACACTAGGAACGGAAGCACTAGTATATCCAAGTCCTGGATTAGTGATTGTAACTGAAGTTATAATTCCACCTGTTATGTTACCTGTTGCTATCGCTGTTGATCCTATTCCAATTGTTCCATCACCCTTTATGAAAGTAGTAATACCCGTGGTAGGTATACCAACTGATAAAGATGTCGTTGTTCCCACATACCCCTTACCACCATTATTTACTGTTATGGATTCAACTGTTCCCCCAATAGAAACCACAGCAGATAAACTAGCTGCTTGTGGTATTATTGACTCATCAACAACAAGTACGCCTATATTGGTTGGATTTTCATAGAAGAATTGTGTTGTAGAAGAATTAGTTCCAACTCCAATACTATCAAGATAAAAATCTTGATCACTAGTTGAAAAATCTTTAATTATTTTAGATTCTGGGAATATTAATGGTTCAATTAAAGGTCTTACTTTAGTTACTAATTCACCATTGATAAACTTATCAGTTTTTTGTTTTATCCATCTTAATGGTTTAGATACTTGAGAATTAATCCCCTCTCCAAAATATAAATTGGTTTCAATTAAATCAGATGTTACTATACCTGCTATAACTCTTCTTTCTTGATTAAAGTTAGATATATCTGCATTTCTTAATAATTGGATTTCATCTCCAACTTTTACTGACTCTTGAGCATCTACAAAAGTAACATCAACATTATTTGAACCTTTATAGAAAAAGATAGTGACTTTATCTTTAGCATCTGGTGGTTCTGTGAATTCAAAAGATGTTCCACCATTAAATATGTAAGCATCATCAGGACTTTGTATTACACCGTTAACAAATATTAACAATAAAGCCTGCATATCAATATTTGAGTTTGAACTAGATTCAAATGAAACCAACTCTCCTTTAAAATTAAGTGGGAATCTAGTTCTAATTCCATCTTGAAGACTTACTATAGAATCAATATAATCAAAATCTCCTACATTCCAAGAACAGAAAGAATCAGTGAACACTTCATTTACAGTAAATTCAAGTTCACTCAATGGTGATGATAATGATTTATCTGTAACTAATCCAACTGGTTTAAATACATCTCCCTTTCTAAATCCATAACCAGATCTTGTAATATCAAATGACTTAACTTCAAATAATGTAGAACCAATACCAGTAGTATTACTTCCTCCTACATCAATATTTAAAAGTAATCCTGTTCCAGTGTCTGTAGTAGCACCCAAACCAATTCTAGAAACTCCAACAATAGGTAAGTTTTCATATGTGGGTGAAGGTGATATTATTTTTGGATTTACATAACTTGTTCCACCACCGACAACAGAGAAAATTAAAGTTCCACCAATACCAACAGTTGCAGTGATAGTAGCACCAGATCCAACTCCACCACCAGATCCAACATTTACAGTAAGTGTATTCACAGTAGTATTTCCTATTGATAAAGTAGCATTATGTGCTGGATCTGTTGTTCTTGGATATGGATGATCTGTTGAATACGCATCTTTATCGCATCTAAAAACTAATGACTCAGTTGCTATACCTATGGTATTAGAGTTTGTTAATCCATGATTTGGGATGGTCAACACCAAAACTCCCGATAAAGAATCATATGACACATCAGTTGGAGTAAATTTTGATCCTGTATTTGCTTCTATGGAATTATTAGAAGAACTAACAAATCTATGTTGATAAACTTCATCTATAATTCCAATGTTTATAATTCCATTCCCTGTTGTACTTAATCCAGAACGATATCCTGATCCATGAAAGTCTCTGGTTCCTATACCAACAGCAGTAATTGAACCTGCGGTACCAATAACTGCAGTGACAGCAGCACCAGCTAAAGGAGCAAATCCCAATCCACCAGTATATCCGATTGATATTATTTGTCCTGATCTTGGTAGTTGATTTTGATTTACATCAGATAAACTAATAATTTGTGATCCATCAGTTGATGAAATTCCACTAAATACAAAACTTGTTATTCCTGTTGATTCTATAAACTCATAATTATTATTTGGATTTGTGGGTGTAGTTGGAGGTTGGAATATACCATTTAAAGTAACAAAACTACTTCCTGTATTAAGACCAGTTGTGTTTACTCCCGATATTGAGGTTCTAAATGTTTTTCCTATTCCAGTAAATTGATCTGAAACATCATCAAAAACAGCATTTTCTGAATAGTCTTGCTGCAGATATGCTCTTCCGCTGAAGGATGATCTAAGTCTTTCTCTATTAGAATCATTTTTAGTATTAACTCCTGCTCCTCTAGGTGGATCTGTAAAGAATAATTTTTCATCAACAATATTATATCCACCTCTAAACAATCTAACTGTGGATGAATCGGAATGGGTGGATGCTGAAGATCCAACCATAGATCTAGAAACATCAACTAATTTTAATCCACCAGTATTTGATATTGGTCCTACATTAGTTGTACCAAAACCAACATTATTAACTCTTACAAATTCATCATCTATTTTTAGTAAGTCTTGAACTACTATAGATGTAATTCCTGCTAAAGATAATATTGTAGTTGATATTGATACTTGACCACCAACGTTTCCAGATAATGTAGTTGTTATTGGAGTAAATGATATTGGTGATTGTATTACATTGTCAAGTGTTATTAATGATTTTTCATTCTTTTTAAACATTCCCAACTTATGTCTATTTCCAGACCCAACTGTATTAAATGTAACTGCGGTTCCTGCCTTTGTTGTTGATAATTGGAATATATTTGAATTAGTTGTGCCTGAAGGCAAAACTACATAAACCTCACTTGGTAATGGATTACCGTTTGACATTACTAGTGATGAAATTCCCACACCATCTATTGAAGATCCTGGTTCATATATCAATCTTTCATTTGCATTGAAGAAATTATCTTGTATTGTAAATTCACCAGTTGCTAAATTTACATCATCTGGGGGATTGAAGTTTCTAGCAAATATTGGAATATTATTATGTTTTAATTCAAACTCTAAAGAATTTGATCTTTCACTATTAATTGCATCATATTGTAAAAGTGATAAAGACTCTTGAGATTTACCATATTCAAGAATTGGTGTCGTATTTACTAAATCAAGTCCAGTGTTAATAATTTCACTATAAGATTGAACCTGTAAATTACCAACTCCAATGAATAATGCATCAGGATGGAATTTTAAATTTAAATTTGATCCGTTGTATTCTGATGAAAATGTTCCAATTCCAGCATCTGTTCCGATTGATATAAATGGATATTGTGTAATGAAAATATCTTCACCATCATGTGCCATTAAAACTTGATGTAGAGCACTAGTATTTCCTATTGAAACTCTAACAATACTTTTAACTGTAGTATCTCTTGAAGTTGTAAATCCTGCTATCACTGCTGTAGAGGCAATACTTACAAAATTAGATTCCAATCTGGCAGAATTTTCAGATCCATTTGGTTGTGCTTGTGATTTAAATCTAAATGTTCCTATACCGATTGATGTTGTACCAAAACCAACAATTTTTGAATTAAGTAAAACTTGGTTGGGTCTATCGTTTTCATAATTTAAAGATAAAATATTAGAGTTAAGATCTGATGTAAATGTACCTATTGAAAGATTAGTATTTGTTTCTAAAGAATAGTTTGATATGTAGGAATTTGTACCGTCGTGAGTGACATAAAGTTCGATTATATTGTTCTGATTACTAAAAGTATCTCTCACATCTATTGTTGCAAAATAAGATTCAATATTAGAAATATTGGATGATATGATAGTGGAGGTGGTGGATGAAGAAACATTCACATTTTTACCATCCAATTGAATAAATCCAATAGATGTTTGACCAACTCCGATTCCAGGTAAAAATGTATGTTGTAAAACTTTTATATCTAAATCACTATCAAAAATATTTGTTGGAGTAAATTTTAAACTAAAAGCACCAGATCCAATATCATTACCAATGATATCAATTAATTTAGATTCGACTTCTATAGATCCTTTTTGAATAGTAAACACATCTTCATTAATAAAATCTATGGATGTAATTAATTCAGTTGCTTGAAGAATATTTGTTGTAGATGCTGCTCCACTGGATGGAACTCTTGCTTGAACTAAAAATCTATCAAATGAATTGACGAGAGGTAAATTTCCATCAGTACTAGCATTATTTGTAGATTCTTT